CCCACGAAAAAATGTGTACGAGTCTGGAGACTCTGGAGGTCCCCCGCGATGGCTGGACGTGGCCCAACGCCAAAAGAAGAGCGTCGCCGTCGCGCAGATCCGATCCGAGGAGACTGGCAGGCGACCGCAGACGGCTGGCAGCATGGCCCCGCGCCTATTGCCCCGGACGGTCTGGTCGAAGCAAGCCGTGACGCATGGCAGACGTGGTTCGCGGCGTGGTTCGCCTCGCATTGGAGCCCCGATGACCTGCCGGCACTCCGCCAGATCATCCGCCTGTATGACCAGGTGGAGCGGGGCGAGTTCCAGCGGTCCACAGAGCTACGGCTGATGATGGACACCTACGGCATCACGCCGAAGGGCCAGCAGGACCGCCGCTGGGCGAAGCCCAAGCAAGAGGATACCGACCGGGTGACCGTCGCCAAGGGCGGCCACTATGAGCACCTGAAGGTGGTCGGCGGCGTGCAGTAGCGATGCCGTGGCGTGGAGGGCGGACCGAGGAGATACCGACGCTCGGCTGGCAGGTGCTGGACTGGATGTCCACCCATCTGCCGTCCCCGTCGAATGAGAAGGACCCCTTTGTCCTTACCGACGAGCAGGCGAAGCTCCTGCTGCTGTGGTACGGCCTCGATCCTCGTACGGGATCGTTCATCTACCGTCGTGCCATCATCGAGCGAGCTAAGGGCTGGGGCAAGTCGCCGCTGGTGGCTGCCAACGATCTGGCCGAGTTCTGCGGCCCTGTCTGTTTCGACGGCTGGGACGCTGATGGCGAGCCGGTTGGCGTGCCGTGGGGCACCGGAGACCGGCCAGCTCCGTGGGTCCAAATCGCTGCCATCAGCGAAGACCAGACCGACAACACCTACGGCGCGCTGTATGACCTGCTGACGGCCAACGACCACCGAGCAGCCAAAGAGCTTGGCGTTGACGACGGGCGCACACGTCTCTACCTCAAGAACAAGCCGGGACGCCTTGAGCCGGTGACCGCTTCCGCCGGCTCACGCGAGGGCCAGCGCGTCACACACGGCACTCTCGACGAGACGCACCTGTGGAAGCCGCGCAATCACGGCGTCAAGCTCGCCGCCACCATCCGCCGCAACGTCGCCAAGATGGGCGGTCGCACGGTGGAGACGACGAACGCGCCAACCATCGGCGAGAAGTCGGTAGCCGAGCGCAGCGGGGGAGATGCCGACCGGGGCCACAAGGGCATCCTGTGGTACTCCAAGAGGCCGCTGGTTGAGCCTGACCCCGACTGGTCGGATGACCAGATGATCGAAGCCCTGGATGAAGCCTATGGTGACGCCTACTGGATCGACCGGCGGCGTCTGCTCAAGGAGATCCGCGACCCTGCTACGGCGTGGGATGACGCGCTCCGCTTCTACTTCAACATCCGCACCGTTGGAGCCGGTAGGGCGGTGGACCCTCGCCGCTGGGACGAGCTGGCCGCGCCGCGCGACATTCCAGAGGGGACGCCCATCGGCCTCGGCTTCGACGGTTCGATCAGCCACGATGCCACCGTGCTGCGCGGCTGCACGCTGGACGGCTATAGCTTCGATCTCGGCATCTGGCAGCCGCCACCAGGGGCGGTGGACTGGCAGGTGCCGCGCAGCGAGGTTCACCAAGCCGTCCACGAAGCCTTCGCGCGCTACAGGGTCGGACGAATGCTCTGCGACCCGCCGAAGTGGTGGACAGAGATCGAGCAATGGTCCGAGAAGTACAACCGTCCCGGCAAGGAACGGGTGCTCGGGCTGGACACCAACAGCAAGAGCAAGTTCGCGCCAGCGGTTGACCGTTGGCTAACCGCCATTCGTGAAGGCGTCCACACCCATGACGGGGATTCGCTCACCGGCGATCACGTCAAGAGTGCTCATCTAGAGAAGGTCAGAGACGCGGCTGACGATACCGATGGCCGCACGCTCTACGTTCTAGTCAAGGGTGAGGAGAAGCGGCGCATCGACGCCGCCGTCGCTGACGTGTTGGCGTACCACGCGGCCATGACGATGACTCCTCCGCCAACAACTAAGCCCACGTTCATCTCGGCATAGGAGGGTAGCCGTGAGAGCAGTCGTCTTCGGCGCAGTTGCCTTCGCAGAACCCATCCTCGACGTGTTGTCTAGCGCACTAGACATCGCCGCCGTGGTGGGCGTCAGCGATGACTACCGCGAACAGTCCGGCATGGACCCGAGCTACTTCGCAGACCTGGAAGCATGGGCAGCCCGCCACGGCATCGCCTACAGCGACGGCATCCCGCTCGACGTGGACGCCGACTGGCTGATCGCGCTGGGCTACCCGCACATGATCCCGGCCAGCCACATCGCGGAGTACCGGCGCGGTGCCATCGGCACCCACGCCAGCTTGCTGCCCGAGCGGCGCGGTGGCGCTCCGCTCAACTGGGCCATCATCGACGGCCTCACCGAGACGGGCGTCTCGATCATGTATCTCGCGTCTGAGGTGGACGCAGGGCCGCTCGTGTGGCAGTCGCGTATCCCTATCGCAGCCGACGATGACGTTGCCTACGTCCTGCGATCCGCCGAGCGGGCACTGGTGCGCGGCTTCCGCGAGATCACGCCGAAGCTGCTGTCGGGCCACCTGTGGGCCAACGAGCAGAACCCCGCCGGTGCGTCATACACCCGCCGCCGCGAACCGACCGACGGCATCATCGACTGGAACCAGACCAGCGCGCAGGTCCACAACCTCGTCCGCGCTCTCGCCTCGCCGTTCCCCGGTGCGTTCACCTTCTCCAACAACGTCCGCGTCCGCATCACCAAGACGCGCCGCGTCTACGGCCTGAAGCCGCTGCCGGGACCACCCGGCACGGTCCACTCCTTGCCCGAAGGCGTGTTCGTGGTGACCGGCGACTACCTGTTGCGGATCATCGAAGCGGAGGGATTGGATGCAGATACTCGTCTGCTCGGCCCATCCCGATGACGAAACGCTCGGAGCCGGTGGGTCGCTGATCCGTTGGGCGGGGGAAGGGCATGAGATCCACTGGCTTATCGCTACTCGCGCATGGGAGCCGCAGTGGCCGCGTTCGTACCTGGATGCGGCGTCCAAACAGATTGCGGCAGCGGCGGAACGTCTTGGCGTTGCCCATGTCCACCGCTTGGGGTTCCCGGCGGCGGCGACCGACACGGTACCTCAGTACAAGCTCAACGATGAGGTGGGTGCCGTCATACGTTCGGTCGCACCGGAGCGCCTACTTACCGTCTGGTCCGGCGACGTACATGCCGATCATCGGGCTGTAGCCGACGCGGTGATGGTCGCCACCCGGCCATACCCCGGCCAGCCGGTGCGCGAAGTCCTCGCCTATGAAACAGCGTCGTCCTCCGAGTGGGGGACTGCGCCATTCCCGGCCAACGTCTACGTGGACATCAGCCGGCAGATAGACCGCAAGCTCGACGCGCTGGCTGCCTACGCCAGCGAAGCCAAGGAACCCCCGCACCCGCGATCCCTGGACGGCGTTCGTGCCCGCGCCGCCCTCCGGGGCTACGAGGTTGGCACCGACTACGCGGAAGCGTTCCACCTCATCCGATCCATTCGTTAGGAGGCCCAATGCGAGCCATCTATCCGCTGATTCAACTCGCAGGGCTGGTCGCAATCATCTACTCCGCTTACCTGATCGAACCGGCGCTACTTATCGGCCTCGGAGGGTTCGCCGCAGTCGGCATCGGCAACGCGCTCGAAGGGCGCCGGGAGAACCTGAATGACGCTGACAGATAGATTCCTGGGGCTATTCGTCCGCTCACAGGCCCGCGCATTGACGCCCAACCAGATCTGGGGCGCCGATGTGCAGGACTGGTGGAGCGGCAACGCTTCCGGCGAACGGGTGGACGCCAAGACCGCGCTGACACTTTCGGCGGTGTGGTCCGTGGTGCGCCTGCTCTCGCAGGACGTGGCGACGCTGCCCTTCCACGCCATCGAGAAAGACGGCAACGCCCGCGCTGTGGTCAACCCGCAGCCTAGGTGGGTGGACTCGCCGTGGCCCAACGACCGCAACTTCACCGGCGTGGATTACCTGTCGCAGGTGACCATCTCGCTGCTGATCGACGGCAACGCCTTCATCCTGGCTCTGCCCGATGTGGTCCGACCGCTGGAACTGATCGTCCTCAACCCGCTGCGGGTGGAGGTTGCCCGCAAGGGTGGCGAGATCAGCTACACCGTCCGCGACGAGCACAACCAAGTGGTCCGGGGCGACCTGACCGGCTTCCAGATGATCCACATCCCGTGGATTCGCAACCCCGGCGACCTTCGCGGCATGAGCCCGATCGAGAAGCAAGAGCAGACCATCGGTCGCGGCCTCGCCGCGCAGGAAGTCTCCGCCCGCTTCTTCGGTCAGGGCAGCCTGTACGGCGGTCTGATCGAGGTCCCGTCCGAGGTGGATATGTCCACCGACGATGTGAAGGGGATGCTCGGCGAACTGAACAAGCAGCACCGCGGCCACCGCAAGGCGTGGGCGCTCGGCGCGCTGACCGGCGGCGCCAAGTGGCGCGACGTGCAGATGAAGCCTGCCGATTCGCAGCTCCTCGAAACGGAGAAGTGGATCAAGGAACAGATCGGTGAC